GGCCCGGGATGCCCGTCGAGTCGTCCACGGTCACCGACGCGCCCGTCCCGGAGCCCGCCGCGAAGCTGTGGCCGCACTGGCCACAGAACTGGGCGCCGCCGTGGTTCCCCGCCTGGCACTGCGGGCACGTCAGCCCGGCGGCCGCATGCCCCGCCGCCGCGGCGTCATAGTCAGATGCCGAGGACAGGTCCAGGGACTCCTCGGCCGACGCACGCTGCTCGCGTGGCCTGCCGCTGGCGTAGTCGCTGATGTACCCGCCACCAGGGGCCAGCCACGGCCGGACGCCCGCCAGCGACGATCCGCACTGGTCGCAGTACTTGGCGTCGGTGGCGTTCATGGACAGGCACGACTGGCACTGCTGCGACTCGTCCTCACCGGTCACCGTGGACGCGCCCGGCTCGCCGGCCATCTTCGCGCCACACTGGTCACAGAAGCTGGCATCGGCGTCGTTGGCTGACTTGCACTGCGGGCAGAGCGTGCCCTCGCCGTCGTTCACCTGGTACGGCGCCGTCGGCATCCGCCGCTCCCGGCCCAGGATCGCCGGGCCGCCGATCGCCACCGGGCGCCGGAACGACAGCTGCTCGACCGGGAACATCGACGCCCCCGCCGTGGCCTGGTTCGCGCCATGCACCACGGCGCACACGTCGCCGCGGTGCAGGTCCATCTCCCCGACCGTGCGGTGCTCGAAACTGTCGTTCCACTGCTGCTCCGGCGGCGTCAGGCACACGAACGCCAGGCTCATCTCGTCCATGTCACCGCGCTCCACCGCGCTGGCCAGCGCGCGGACCTCCTCACGGCAGCCGTCCATCGACGGCACATGCACATGCAGGCCGTGGGTGTCCTCGGCCAGCCGCATCGTCCCCGACTTGGTCCTCGCGAGCGGGATCCCGGCATCGTTGTGGCCGACCAAGAACGGCACGTCAAGGTTCGGGTTGGCCAGCGACCGCCTGCACGCGCCCGGTGCCACCGACTCAACGTAGCGTTCCCCGTGCGGGTCCCACATCGGGAAGTCAACGCCGTAGACGGCCGCGTAACCGTTCCACTCGAAGCTGGTACCGGCCGCGGTGCCGTTCGGCTTCGCCCGCATCTCGATGCCGCCGCCAGTGAACGACAGGGCCAGCCGCTCAGGCACGCCCCGCATCCCCATCCGGCACTGCCGCCGCAGCTCACGGTCCATTCCCGGCCTCCCTACAGTCCCTGGCTCAGCTTCGGCAGCATCGGCTGCAGCGGCATCGCGTTGACCTGGTCACGCTGGGCATCGGTCAGCGGCGCCATGTCCTCGCCGGTCCGCACCTCATCCTGCGTCACGGTGCGGCTGGCGATCATGGCGTGGTTGACGGTCCAGCGGGTCAGGATGTCTGTGCGCAGCAGCGGCGACAGGTCGAACTTCACGTACTCGCCGGCCGGGAGGAGCGCACCAAGCTTCCGCTCCCACCAGGTGATCCACCTCTGCATCGTGTACGTCAGGAAGTCCAGCGCCCGCTGCTCCACGTTCGCGTACGTGATCGACGATCCGGAGATCGGCACCGCCACCATCTCCGGCCACACCCGGAAGTACCGGCACACCTGCAAGTCGCTGATGCCCTGCGTGTCGATGAACTGGGAGTCGGTCGGGTTCACCTGCACCTGCTGGTACTTCCACCCGCCCGTCATCACCACCGGCTCGCGGCTGCCGTGGACGGCGGCCATGAACTTCTGCTTGACCGTCTGCGCGTCCTCCTGGGAGAACTCGTCCTGCGAGTCGTTGGTCAGCAGCGAGGAGGGATGCGCGCCGTCCTCGAAGAACCCGTTGCCGAAGTCCTGCGCGTTGATGCCCAGCGTCATCGACCGGTGCGCCGCCTGCAGCACGCTCAGGCCGGTGATCGCACCCGGCGGCCGGAAAATCGACTTGTGCCACACCGAGGCCGCATCCTGCACCACCCCGCCGAACTTGATCTCCTTCGACCCGTCGGCCAGCCTGCGGACCTGGACGCGGCCGTTGTCTTGCAGCTCGATCTGCGACGGGAAGCCCAGCCGGTCACGGTCCACGACGCTGCCGTAGACGTTGCCCTGGGACAGGGCGTACGTGCCCGCATACAGGAAGTCCCCGATGTCCATGTCGGCGCCGGGCTCGTTCAGGATCGCGGGCTGCGTCGTGACCTTGACCGGCGTCCCGGTCGTGGCCAGGCCCATCGCCGGGCCCGGCGTCGGCGTCGGCATGCCCATGGCTGGCAGCTTGAACGCCCACGGCTGCAGCATCCCCATCATCGACGCGATCAGGTCCCGGCACGACCACGCCGCCGAATGCCGCGCGGCCAGGTCCGGCGACCCCACCCCGTACAGTTCCTCGACCGCGTTGATACGCGCACCGATCGGGGGGTCGATGAACGCCAGCTGGGCGATCCGCCGCTCACGGCCTGGGCGCCGTACCGCGGTGCGCTCACGCGGGCCCGCGAACACCGCCATCAGCCGGCCGCCTTGACCATCCGGACCGACTGCTCGATATTCATCATCGACATGCGGCCGATCGGCGGCGAGA